GAGTTCTAGTTCTTGTAGCAAGTGTCTAAAGTGTCCAACATGAGCAGCTGCTGTAGGATATTCTTTAATGAATACTCTACCTTTTGTTTTGTCTTTTAGTTTCTCAATCTTCTTACCATACATTGACTTGGACATATCAGGTAGTTCTTTGATTGGTACATTCATAATGTTTGAATCGATTCTTTCTGCGATTCTTTCCTCTGCCATTTCCATGGTAATGTACAATACATTCTTACCCATAAGTAAGTGAGCAGAAGCACAGTGACACATGAATAGTGATTTACCAACCCCTGTTCCTGCGAGACAAATGTTCAAAGTTTTGTTTGGTAATCCACCCTTGGTAACTTTGTTGAAGTATTCTAAATCAAAAGGTATCTTCTCTTCTTCTGTTGTATAGAACTCAAATCTTTTGTCTGCGTCTTCTAATACATTATGACCTACGTTTGCGTCAAATGTAACTGATAAGGCGTCTTTCAATAGTTCAGGAATCTCACCAGTAGACCTTTGAGACTTCTTGTCTACGACTTCAATACTGTCCATAAGTGCAAGATAGATTGCTCTGTCTTGGCACCACTTCTCAGTTTCTTCTGTCAACCAGTCTACGGGTGTATCTTCCAAAAAAGAACCAAACCCCGCTACAACCGTTTTTGCTGAACCTAGAATGTTATCAGATAAATCTTCATTACTATCTAGATTTATGAGAAGTGCTTCGGTTGTAGGGGGTTGGTTGAACTTTAGAAAGTATTCCTGTATTTCTGAAAATACAGTTCTTTCATCTGCCTCAGTAAAGTATTCACCTTTAATGTAAGGAAGAACTTTTCTACTAAATGTCTCGTTAAGAACTAGATTCTTGAGAATCGTCTGTTCCAGTCTCGCTTGATTTTCCATACTTAAAATACTCATTAACTACTACTTCTAATTTTTCCATAACGTCTTCTGTAAAATACTTTTCAGGATTGTTATTGATTGTCTTACCGTATTCTGTTTTACCTGTTGGTAAAAGAACTCTCGTTCCTTGTTTCTTGAATACGTCAAAGGCAAGTGCAAGGTCAAGTAACCCATAGTATCTATCAAGACCTTTATCATATGTAAGTCTGACATCTACCATTCTGTTTTCTACAGTCAATCTTGATTTAGCATTCTTACAGTGAATGATATTACCAATGATTTCTGTACCGTCCTTCTCTTTTCTTTTTGACAAGAATATAATTGAAGAGGCCGCATACTTAAGACCTGAACCACCACCCATTTCTTTTTGTGGGAACATGGAACCGATAACGTCATAAGTGTGATTGGTTACAATCATTGGCACTTTTGCACGTCCAAGTTTAAGAGTTAAAACTCTGAATGCACCTTTAGTAATTTGTGCTCGAGTCATATCTCTTGTCTCTTTTCCTTCTGCAGTATCTTCAATCTCTTTAGTAGTTGATAACATACCAAGAGAATCAAGTACAAACATCATAGGTGGACGTTCTGACTCGTCTGTCTCAAGATACTTATCAAGTATATTCAGCGATTGGTTTCTGAATTCTTGAACCGTCACTACAGGCACGATAACTATACGATTGGAATCGATTCCTCTTTCCTCAATCATATCTTTCGTTAGTGCAGATTCTGATTCAAAGTAAATCACAGCAGCTTCAGGGTGGTCTTCCAAGAACTGTTTGACCATACCCAATGCAAAGAAAGTCTTACCAGTGGCAGACTCACCTGCAAGTGCAGTGATTTTGTTTTTAGGTAATCCACCTTTTAGTGAACCACTCAATAAGGCATTGAAGATATATGAACCCGTATCAACAAACGAATCAACATCTCCAGCTGCCACGCCATCGGAAACGACACTAGCGTATTCGTTCCCAGTGGACTTAACTAAGTCTTTAATAAATGACATAACACTTCTCCATAATGTATTACCATTATACTATGTATAGCGGTTTTTCGTAAGTGGGTTTTTACTTTTTGTGCCCGTTACCGTTCTTAATTCTTTTAGATTCATCAAACTTTATGACTTCTTCAATCATAGTCTTAATTGTATGCAGTTCTGTTTCAATATGAATTATGAATGCAAATATTATACCTATCATGGTTATATAAAATACGTCCATCCACTCTATTAACATTATTGAACCCCTGCCATATCGTAAGACATTATTACAACTTCTTCGTCAATTAATCTTTTTCTATTAATCATATGTTGTTCTTTAATTTCTTGTTTAGAACCACCAAAGTAAGGAACTGCGTGTCCCTCTTCTACTAATACTTGGGTAGCAAGTTTAGTTTCACCGTCAAGTTCAATTTGGAAGTCGCCTAATATTCTACCGAACTTCCCCTTCATATCTTCGCCATTTCTATTAATTTGCGTTTGTAATATAGTTTCGTTTCCTAAAATTTCTTTAAGACGTGCCTTAGAAGCAAGACCAAATTTCTTTTCAATCTTATCTCTAGTGCGTGATTCGGGGGTATCGATGCCCATCATTCTGACTCTTTCGTCTGTTAAGACTACGCCAAAACCTAGGTCAATATCTACGTCCACTGTATCGCCATCTATTACTTTTAAAATTTTTGCTCTATATTCATACATACCCTTTATTTATGAAAGGGTCGTATTTATTACGTAAAGAAACTGTCAAGACTTGCAACGGGTTCAGGGTTCCAACCAATCAAACTAATGACTGCTTTAAGTGGTTCGACAAATGCTTTATCAAACTGCATATCATGGTCAATAAATCTATGCAGGTCAAACTCTTTTGGTAATCCACCTGTAAATGATATCACATTCTCATTGATAGGATTCGGTGTAGTCAAGTAAGAGAAATGTAATTGTTCTGCTTCTTTGATTACTTCGTATCTCATATCAAGATTTTTTTCTTTGAGTAAGTGATTGTATAACAATGCACCTCTTACGTGTATTGGTGTTCCTTTACTGTAGATAGTTGTCCTATCTGAATACTGTCTGAGACCACGACAACCTCTAGGGAATGCAACTTCCTCAGGCGGTAGCGTTCTAAAGTCTCTTCGTGCTTCTTCAACGAACTTCCATAGGTCTTGTTCTGTTCCGTTCATGACAACACCAAATGCGTCTGTTAGTTTTGTTCTGACCCATTGTGGTGTAGAAGACTTTGCAGTTTCTATGCCCATCATTTTGAGTTTTGGTTCTCTGAGTCTGACTCCTTCGTTATCATGCACGTTCAGGATATATCTTTTCTTAGCAGTCCAAATACCTCTGTCTGCAATTACCTCACGACCCATTTGCATTTTCTGTTGGAATGCATTTGTATCTTTTGCAAGTTTATCATATCCTTTTGCAAGTACAGGTTCGATAGTATCCTCTGAAATAGTATTAATGAAGTCAATAATTTTCGCCTTTGGTGTGTCTTCGGGAAAAACTTGTTTTACTAAATCGTCAAGAGTGATATACAATGAATCAGTATCGATTGCAATCACATAGTCTTTGTCTTCTGTCTTAAGAACTTGATTCAACCAATCATTGATTGTTTTCTCACCCCACTGAATAATCAATTGACCCGAAGTCGTAATCGCTTCTGCGAGGTCTACAGAAAAGAATGCAAACCACTGATTAGCAAGAGCACCATAAGCACTGTTCAATGCAATCTTACGAACCTGTTGATTGTTATACGCACGTTTGATTAGTGTGTCCAGTTCTCTTTTGCGTTTTGCGTCAAGACCTTTCTGTTGTCTCTCCTGCTGATACGTAATCATTTTCTTCTTCCACAACTTTCTCTCGTCATAGAATTGTTCCATGAGTTCAGGAAGAAAACCTTGTTTGTCTTTTTTGAATTGTGCACCGTTTGGTGTTACAGCATAATCACCTTTGATTGTCTGTTTACCAGTGAGTAATTTTTCTACAGAAGTATCTACCTTACCCCTAATCATTTTTTCAGGCGAGATATTATACTGCATAATGATATGTGGATAGAGTGAGTTTAAGTCAAACGATACAACCCAGTCATGACCACCAACCAATGGTTCTTTGACATATGCACCTGCAATCTTACTGGTCTTTTCTTGTCCACGTAATTTCTGTGGCGGTGTTTGGATTCCCTGTTCTTTCAAGAAGTTGTAGATAATGGTTTCCCAATACTTCACCATTCCAAATGTATCTGCGTAGTTGCACTTGGCAGTATACGCCATGGATTGAATCAGTTCAATGAATCCTAGTTTGTCTTCTAGTTCTTCAATCAGTTCCACGTCACGGACATTGTATTCCAAGAACAGTGGATAATTAGTTCTGTATAATGTGTGTAGAGAACCGTACTCTGAATAATCTAATTTACCTTTACCCAGTTCAACTTGTGCTATGTGGTCAAGTTTGTAACTCTCTTGTTTGATAAATGTATTCTTTCTGTACAGTTCAAGATAGTCAAGAACATTAACACCATACAATGTGTATACTTGATTCTTTTGATAACCATACTGCGTGAATTCTCTTACGTCTGACATTCTCCAAGGCGAAAGTTTTTTGTGATACCCGTCACCAAATAATCTATCAAGACGATTACAAAGATATGTAATGTCGAATGAGTTTACATTCCAACCTGTAATGATATCAAATGATTGTTTGTCCCAATACTTAATAAACTCTTCTAGTAGGAATGCTTCGTCTTGACAATCTACGTAATCTACATTGTCAGGTGCGTCCCAAGGGCCGATTCCAAATGTAACTGAGTTCTTACCGAATGGTTTGATTGTGATTGCATTGACTTTCTCTTTCGCTTCCATAGGGTCAGGGAAACCCTCTTCACACTCACACTCAATATCAAGTGAGGCGACACGAATGAGTTTGGTATTAGGTTCGATTACACCTTGAAACTTATCTGCAATATAAGTGTAGACATAACGGTCATAACCGTGGATATCAAATCCTTCCACTTGTTCATATTGTTCTCTGAACTTACGTGCACCACCCATAGAATTTAGATTCACAACCTCAAGTGGTTGTCCGTCTAAAGACCTGTAAGCGGTTTGTCCTTTTTTAGATTTAACGTAGTGATTAGGTCGATAGGCAACTTGAACTTTTACCTTCTTATTGCCTTGATACCCTGTTACTAAAATCTTGTCACGTGTCCTGCATACATTTGTATAAAAATCCATAATATAAGTATACTACAGACGGGACTATTCTACAAGATTCTTTTTAGAATGAAAATCAAAATTATTGATTGCAACGTCCTTAATATCTTTCCAGTGTGCTATTTGACCTAACTCGTCTTCCACTGTCTTCATTAAGTCAGGGTGTTCTGCAACACCACTTGCATTCTTTGTTAATACCTCAACATTAATTTTGTGTTTTGAAATCATTGCGTCTGCTTGTTGCACAATCGCATTTAATACTTTGTCTTGAAAATCAATCATACATTCCTAACTGTTTCTTGTAGTTCTACACTCCTGCGTCCTACTTGTTTAAACCAACGACTGTCTTCCATTTCAACAGCCATTCTTTCCCAATCGTGGTCTTCAACTGCATTCAACATATTCTTGAATTTACCCAGTCTAGTTCCACCTAAGTTGAAACACATATTAACCAAGACTTCTTGAATGTCGCCTGGCAAATCTTTCCAAACGTCTTCTCCAATAACATGAACTGTTTCGTCCATATGTTTATCAAAGTCTGAGTCATAGTATGCGTCTACAACTTCTTGCGAAACTGCAGTACCAACTTCCCAATCGTACTCAGGGTCATCGGGTTGACACAAATGTCCAACACCGAGAGTTTTAAATCCCAATGAGTCAATATAAATTTCTAGCACTTCACCTTCGTGCCTCTTAATCGCTTCTTTACATCTTTCTAAGTTCATTTTTTCTCCTCGCTTCTTGCGACTTGTTCTTCTAGGAGTTCTACTAGAATATCTCCCATGAGGTTATTTAGGTCATTGTCTTCTAGAAGGTCGTCTAACTCCATTCCTTCTGGCACTCTTCTAATAGTCCTTTGGAAATTAAGTTCAGGTTTACCTTCTACAAATTCTACCTTTCCGTATTGGTACACTACACCTTCAAATTCACCTTTGACGATTTCAATTGCGTAGTGCTCTTCTGCCTTTTGATTAGGATTTTCTACAATCCTATAATATTCCCCGATTAAATGTGGTCTATTACTCAATGTAATTCACCTCTTTGAAATGACTTTAAGTCTTGCACGTCACCATAATTGTGGTGTGCTTGAAGAGTCATATCTGCAATTTCAAGTTCAGGGTAACTTGTAATTAGTTTATGTACCAGTCCAGCAATTTCTGTTCTTGATACGCTAGGTAATGGTGAGTCCAAAAGACCCAAATTCAATGTAGTCATTTTGTATTGTTTATCTGAATTGTATTGATAATTATTTGCAAGGTGATTCAATGACGCTTTAGCAGCTGAGTAAAGATATCCTTTAGATATGTTTGGTTGGGCTGCTCTTGAGGAAAAGTTAATAATGTATTTACTCTCGTCATTTTTCCATGCATTATGAGCTAATTCTAAAATTTTTGTCTGTTCAAAATCGTCATACGCAAAATTAATTAATACGTCATACATGTTCCAACCCCACCAGTTACTTCCATTCACTGTAATGTTTTCTATGCGTTCTGAATCAACTTCTATTTGTTTACCTTCATATGGTGTTGATTCTAAAGTATCAATAATTGTTTTTGCTAAACCTGTACTACCTGTTATTGCGACTTTCATAATATTCCTTCACTAAATCAAAAGACGGTTTTCCAAACAGTGAACCGTCAACACTACATTTATTACAAGGCGAATGACTTCTATCACCTTTCATTAAACGTTTTCTAATCTTTGTCATAGGTTTAGAAAACCATACGTCATGTAAACTTTGTTGTAGAAGATTACCTACAACATGTTCTCTTCCCCAATCATTAGAACAGAACAATACGTCACCGTTCCAATCAACAAACATTTTGTAGAAGGGGTAATGACAAGGTTTGCCTTTCAAAGAAGTAATGTCTGTTTCTTCTATCCCAACCCAATCGATTACCCCGCTACGGTTATTGAGAATCAATCCATGTTTCTCAAAGTCTCCCCAATGCATTCTAAACTTGTACATATCGTCTCGCACATTCTTTAGCATTCCTTCAAAGTGTGCCATTTGTTCTATACCGTCATACAAATTGATATACAATAAGTCTAGTCCTGACCTATACAATCTGTCAACATACTCTTCTGTAAGTTTATCTCCGTTTGTATTACATTCCAATGTTGCCATTGGTAAATTGAATCTAAACTCTTTTACTATTTCAGGAAAATCAGGATTCAATAAGTTTTCACCAAAACCACTAAACGATATTTTACCTTGATATTGATTGTCTGCTAATTCTTCTGCAATGGTTTTAGCACCCTTAACTGTAAGGTGGAGATTCCTGTTGGGAAATACTGCTGGGTCATGTCTTGGACAAAAGACACATGTCCTGTTGCACAACTCAGTAGTATTAACTTCAACCGTAAGAATTGAGTCAAGGGGTTTAAGTTCTCCATCTTTTTTATTCCAATGTTTTTTCTCTTGTTCCCTTCTGTGTTCTAGGAAATCATATTGGTCAACTGCTTGTATTGGTATATTCTTACTCATATTGAAACTGGAGCGGAGTGAAGGAATCGCACCTTCATTTCCAGTTTGGTAAACTGGTGTAATGCTCTTATACCAACTCCGCTTAAACTATCTAATAATGTCAATTTCATCTGCGTTGACATTCCATGTTTCTAATTGTGTTCTGAGTCTGTCCTCTGATTTAAGTTTATCAAATCTTTTACTAGCAAGTTTCTTCCACCATTCAACTACACCTTCAAATTCATATCTATCGTAGTTAGGTGCTTTCTTGAGAGTGTCAGTTTCTAGATTAAGATAATCGACCACGTTCTCATAACCATAATTAGAAAAGTATTGTCTTTTTCTTTCAGTCAATGCTTTCGCATCGATAAAAGTTTGGTTGAATTCTTTCAACTTTTCTTTGTCATGAGTATTTAGTGAGTTCTTAATTATAGAAATCATTTTCTGTTGCGTCTTCATTTTTCTAGAAGAGGCGTCATCATGAACTAGTGGTACACCATTGTTTTTGTTTTCAAACCAAAACTTAAGTTCTCTGTATCTTTCGTCATTGATACTTGGCACAAAATCTGAATCAGTCAAACCTTTGAATCTAAGGAAGGGTTTCATACCGTCATATTGTGAAGCAGTCTTAGAAGAACCGTACAAAGAGGTTGTCTCAAAACCACAAAACGTTCCTTTGTATTTCTTGTTCAAGTCTCTACGTGCTTTGTGCGAACAACAAATAGCTGCAAGTAGTTTACCACCAAGATAATTGTATCCGAATGGTTGAGTTGGAACAATAGTAAATCCCATAATTACGGAATCATTGAAACGTTTCATAACGTCTTTGTTCATAGTATCTAAAGGTCTTCCCAACATTTCATTCCTAGGTTTAGAATTGATTGTTGGACTACCGAACCGTATGAAACCCACAATTTTGTTTGTGTTCTTTTCGTATACAACCCACTTCAATGTCTTGCCAGGAATTGACTTTTCTAAGGCATGAGACGTTGTAATCTCAAGATAGTTATCAAACAATTCATTTGATAATACTCTGACTTCAAATTCCATGTCCTGTGGGTGCATTGTAAAATCACTGAACATATCGTCTTCGGGGCCCATGCCAGGCAGTGACGTTGGAAGTGATTCCATACGTTCAAGTTTTACTTTTCTTAGGTAATCGTCTATGCGGTCAAAACCTTTATAGTAATCTATAAAAACCTGAGCGGCATGTAACGAATCAGCATGTGATAAAATAACAGACATGTACCCATTATACTAAACAGGTACATATCTGTATAGTGGGTTTTTAAGAAATTTTAATTTCTACAGGTTTATCCTCTTCGGGAATAACCTTTTCCAAACTAACGGATAAGATACCGTCTTTTAACTCTGCCCCTTCGATAACGATATCGTCTGAGAGAGTCCAACTTCTCTTAAATGCTCTAGAAGCCAATCCTTTGTGGACAAAGTCCTTGGATTCATCTTCTATTTTACCCTCTATGATAAGAACATTTTTCTCTTTAGTGATAGAGATATCTTTCTTACTGAAACCTGCGACTGCAAGTTCAACAGCGAAATGCTCTTCGTCAACCTTTACAACATTGTAAGGTGGGTAGTTAGTTTGTGAGATATTTGACATTCTTTCGAGGTCTTCAAAGTACCTGTCAAATCCTATAGCGAACGGTCTGAATTGACCAAATATATCTAAATGCGTCATATTTTTCTCCTATTATAGCAAGTTAATATACTGTAATCCTCAATTGAGCAATTACACTTTTATTTATATATTATATAATGCTGAACTATAAAATTTCAAGAGGGTTTATTGAAATAATTGTTTTAATTTCAATATCGTGATATGCTTCATCTTCTATATCCCACACAACTATCTTGTCTCCCTGAGATTGAAATTTGCGAGGGATAGTACAATGTCTTTTATGAATCTTATCAGACGTGAGAGATTGATATTCTACTACTGCTTCTTTTGATAATAGTTTATCTAATACTTCCGTAAAGGTCATTTCTTTAGTTTTCTAATTGTGCGTTTAAAATATGGTGCATAGATTTTTACTGGTTCTTCTTTTCCTTTTACGGTTATTTCGTCAAGTTCCTTTACTTTAATATCGTCAGGCAGTTGGTCTAATGTGTATTGTGAAAGTATAATAGGTGTATCAAATGTTCTTGTTTGTACTTCAAGACGTGCACCTAGGTTTACTGCGTCACCAACTACTGAGTAATCGAACCTTGCTTCAGAACCCATGTTTCCCACTATGCATGGGCCAGTATTTATTCCTGTGCCAATCACAACGGGTGGTAATCCATATCCCTGTTCTTTGAGTTCTTTGTTCATTTGTTCAGTAAGCAGTTCTATTTCCATAGCACTTCTAACAGCCATTTCTGCGTGGTTTGGACAATCTAAAGGGGCATTCCAAAATGCCATCAGACAGTCGCCCATATACTTATCGATGGTTCCACCATTTTTGAGTACGACTTTTGACATTGCGTCTAAGAATTTATTGATAAGTTCTACCAATCCTTCGGGGTCGTCCTCTTTCATATACTTTTCGCTTATTGGGGTGAATCCTACAATGTCGGCAAATAGGAATGAAAGTTCCCTTCTATCTCCACCAAGTTTCAATAGTTCAGGATTTTTTTGCAGTTCTTCAACCATGTCAGGTGATAAATATTTTTGGAACTGTTTCTTAATTTGTTCCTTGAGTTGATATGTTGTAAAGTATTTGTTGAAAGAAGCATGTCCAAAAACCAACAAGGAAGATAATGACGAGTAGAAAACATCGACTAAAATCAACTTCTCCATCCAAACGTAATACCCCATATAACCCTGCAGTCCAACGAGAGATAGACAAGCTATCCCCGAAAGAACTGTGGGAAGTCTGTAGACCATTGCCAGTATTATTAGAGAAGAAAACAGAACGAGAACGATTTCTAGAAATTCAAGATAGTAGAATCGTTGTATTTGGAATCCTGTCAAGACGGTCTGAATTAGGTTCGCTTGTACTTCATGGGGATACATTGCACCCATTGGGGTTGAAACTGGATTACTCAGACCTGAAGCAGTCAGACCCCATATAAGAATTTTGTCTGCAGGGATTTCGTCCACTGCACTGACACGTTCAAATTGGTTCCAAAATGCAATATTAAAGTCTGCATTTGGTTTTGTAGTAAGTGGTGGTAGTCTACCTATCCTAACCCATTCTACACCAACCTCAGGCGTAATCTTTATATTGTAGGACTGTTGACCATTCATAACTCTCAATGTTTCTAGTGCGAGAGAGGGATATATCTGTCCATTCGCCATGACAGCGAGTGGAACTGCACGTACAGTTCCGTCTATAGAAGGTGAAGCACTTACAGTACCTACACCATAAACCGCCTCCTGTAGGGGTTGTATGGGACTAGAGATACCCTCATAACTGTATAACCAGTTTGCAGGGTCACCTTTACCTAACTTTGCGATACCAATATATGGTGCACTTCCAGTATCTTTTTGATTAGTAGGTGAAGCGGAAAGAAGTGAAAGTCTGTTCCCTAGTGCGTTTCTAAGTTCTTCGTCTTCTCCGAATCTATCAGGTTGTGCAAATGTAGCAGTGAGAACAGAAGGATTTGTTTCGGACGTTTGATTTATCATGTCTGCCCATACTCCTCTAGGGAATGGGAACTGTCCGTATTTTTCTAATGTTTTTTCGTCTATGTCAACTAATACAATATCGTCAACCTGTATAGGTTCTTTTTGAGTTTGTAAAAAGTCAAAATAGTTGAGTCGGATTGACTCCATAAGAAACGGGTCTGATATACGAAGACCTACTAGAAGAGCGATGGTTATTAAAACCGTCCACCATTTATACATAGATTTTACCTATAGAATATATGTGCGGATATTTGTACTGTCTCGTTTAAATGCTGACTCCAATATGGTTGTATATAATACGCATGATACCACATTGCACCTTCCGTCAAATCAAAATACTGACCGTCCAGTATTTCGTCTGCAAGTTTTAAACTCTCCGCCCAAGTTTTACTGTCTTTTGGTTTGTCTGATTTGCCATCACAAAACCAAGAGAACTGACACATTCCTAATTTAGGAATAGTCTTACCTGTCCAAGAGGTTCGCCATTCTTTTGTTTGATAAACTACTCCACAAATTGTATCGGGAAATTTATCATGTTCTACACGATTTAGAACTACATTTGAAACTGCAATCTTTCCTGCGAGAGGTTGATTACCTGCCTCAAAATATATGTTTTGAGCAAGACAATGAGTGTCCATCTCTAGTTCTAAACCTTCTACTTTAGATGCACTAAAAAGAAGTGCACCGAATACCAAGATATTTATTAGTTTCATATACACTATTATACCTCAATGTTTGAGTAATGATAAGAGGGTTTTTTATTTAGTTGCCCTGAGAAACGTTTATACTGCAACCACCAACTGTATAACAAGTATTTGTTATATTGTATGTCTGATTAGTCGAACCTTGTTGTAATAGATTTAAATTAGTATGTTCTGAACCATTTAGTGTTATTCTTGCTTGATGACTACCACTTCCTTTTTGTTCAATATCTGTGATTGAATCATCTGCATTTTGATAATAGTATATGTGTGCGTAATGACTTCCTGAACCTTCTTGCCAGTTTTCGTGTTCTACACCGTCAACGTGAATGTCCATATTGAATGTGTGAGTTCCATTTTGGTAAACGTCAACTTCGTTATTGTTACCCCATATGTGTCTACCATATGTAGCACCGTCAATCTGTGTTACTGTTTCTGTGTTACCAGTACCGTCAACGTCACCACCCCAGTTTCTTCCTGAACCCCAGTATGATACCCAAGAGATTGAGTTACCATTTCCTGATTGGGATAAATTAAAAGTGTTGTTAGCATGTGCAAAAGTAAAATCGATATGGTTATCATATCCTATCTGTGTAATGTTAATGCTTGTATTATCACCGTCAGCAACTTGGTCTATGTGCACATGGTTATGTTCGTCACCAGCAAAGCACTGTCCTACAAAGAACAATAAAAGTATTCCAATCCCTAAATGAGTTCCAGTTATTTTCATTCTTGATTGTGACGTGGGTCTTGTTGTTGTTTTATCCACTCTTCTATTTTTTTTTGTTGTTCTGCAATTGTTTCTGACTGATTCTTAATTCTCTTTTCTTGAAATCTAAGTCTTTGCTGTTGTTGTTTTTGGCTCATTAATTTTGTTGTGTAATAATAATATTGATTGCTTGGTCGCCACCCATATTGATTACACTCTCCTTTTCGTTAGTTACGGTCACTATTTGTGCCATTGCGTCTACTGGTAATTTAATACTTATGGTTCCGTTTACTTCACGATAGAACGTAACCAATCCACTTCCTGTATCAACTATTGTATTGTACTGCGTGTCTTTATCAAAACCTATAGCAGTACCTTCTATTCCAAATGTATTTGCACCACTATCTGCAGTTCTATTTATTCCTACTTTTCTATCTAACTCTTCTACAATATCAAGTAAGTCCTGTAGAAAGTCAACATCTAATAGGTCTATATCTAATTCAGTAAATTCTAATTCACCTTCTGAGTCTTTCAATGCGTCTGCATCAAGACCGTCAAACTCTAAAAAGTCCACGTCCAAGATACCACTGTCATTTGACTCTGTAGCAGACTCCTCTATCACCCTAGAAATATCTTTGGGTTGACTCACAATAAACATATTATTAATTAAACTTGGTGTAATATTGTTTATTACTACAGGTGCAGTTGGGTATGAATTTAAAGTAGATACCATTGTGGCTTGATATGCTTCTTCTAATACTACGTCTATACCTGATTCATTACTAACTGTAATCGAACCTGATGCGTCACCATTTGCGTCAGGCAAAAGTATAATAAGACTTCGCCCGAGTTCATCGATGGTTGTTGTAAAATCTGTGCCATTAATCGCTATGTTAGCAGTTGGCGTAGAAATCGCAATATTCGATTTATTCATTTTACCCAGTTTACCTGAGGCAAAACGAGCTGTACCCATTACCATTCTCATCGACATTTTCGATAAGTCGGGGTTAGGGTCATAATATACTTCGTCTATGTAGACCAGTGTATGTTCTGTTAATGCAAGTTCTTCTTCGTCTAAGAACTCAATTAGCATTCTCCCATTCCCAGTTTCCGCCTCGTCATAAAGGTTTATACTAGGAAAATCAGTAGAGGGTATTTTATTACCTTCTCTGATAATGTTTCCAATACCAGTTTGTTCAACTATGTCTCCTATCGTATCCGCATAAGAGGGATACGACAGAAGTATAGCACTAATCGTTAGTATCTTTTTGGTTAATTGTAACTGTAGCATTATCAGAACTCAACTGTAAGTCAATCTTGCCTGGGCATGTTTTATTTCCACATGTACCTGACTGTTGAATAATATCCATATTGATACTATCACCTGTATGCACAACTTTTAAGTCGTGGTCAGATGCATCAAGTTGTTTTGTGTCAATATTATTACTGTCACCAGTAATTTCCATTTCCCATTTAGCTTGGTCTGAATCTATGTCTATAAAGAAATCGTTAGAATCTCCTATGAGCGTTAAGTCAAAATCCAAATAGTTAGCACTAGCGGCATAACCTTGGTCATAATCCCAAGTGTTACTACTACCTGTAACTGCGACATTGATGTTTGTGTTATCAGAATCACCAGTATCGCCTATATTCCAATCAAAGATATTACTGTCACCAGTGAATACCATATTAATGGTAGAACTATCTAATACAACAGGCCCGAATAGTTGGTTGCTGTTACCGATTTGGTCAAGGTTGAACGTATTCGTTGTACCTGTCAAAATCATATCGGTTGCTACCGAACCGTTTACTATAGTTCCACCGAATTTATTTCCGTAACCAACTTGGTCAATCGTTAATGTTAACGTATCACCTGATTGTTGCAAAAATATTTCGTTGTCGTCATCAGCTATAAGAGGCATTACAGACATTGTAAACAATAAACCTAAACATAATTTTAGTTTATTCATTTTCATATTCGTCTTTATTCTCCTCGATGGCATGTCTTTCATTACCGCCATCTATTTTATGAGGGTGTCTATGTCGTCCGTCAATTGTCCAGTAACGTCTATCGTGTCCTTGATAAATCATTTCTAGAACAGCAGCTTCTATAGCAGCCCTCGTTGCAAAAGTCACCGACTCATTTTCTGTCACCCCGTCCTCAATTTCTATCAGTTGGGTATCTAAATCTACAAATTTAAATACATCGAATCCTTGCGATACACTTAGCACAGTCTTCTTGGTCTGAACGTTCATAAGAACTTCACCAGTCAGTGTACTAACTGCTCTCAAAGAAACGACAATCGTATCTCTACGATAAGCAGTCGAGTGTCCGATGCCTAATGTTCTCGCACCTCGGCCGCCAGTTTCCATATTGGTATCATACCCTATAACTCCACCTTCGAGTATGATGCCAGCAAATAAAAGAGGTTGAATGGTTTCTTTACTTTCACCCTCTTCTTGAAATTGTTCTCTTGTACTTCTGACTATTTGTCTTTCACGTACAAGATTATCTAATCCTTCTCTTTCAACTACACGGAACCATGTTCCACCCCCTGCAGTTTTGAGTGCGTCTATCAACATTGCGGTCACTCCTTGACTGACTGCTGTACTAAATGTTGCGACACCGTCTTGTCTTTTTCTCTGTCCTGTTAGGTCTTTAAACCCATAAACAGCAACCACTGGCATAACCTCAGCGGCTGGTAAATCTAATAATAATGCATATGCTGGAAGTTTGATTGCTTCAGGTTCTTCGATACATTCCCCGTATTGATTCATTATCAGGGTTGTACATGAATCCTTCATATGCGGTATTCCTGCACAACTAGATAACAAGAGTCCAAGCACTCCAACTAATAAAAGATTCTTCACTAAAAACCCCCAGTACCAATTGGAATTTCAATAGTTGTTGTAGTTCCGTCACTACCGACAATTGTCATTACAATCCAATCGTCACATAGTCCGTCATCAGTACATATGTTCTTCCTTTCGTAAGTAATTGTATTTCCTTCCAGTGTAAACGTTCCGTAGTTTGCACCTTCTTCGTTTGAGAACATGTTTTCAACTAACTGTTTTGATAGCTGAGCATAGATTCTCGATTCCAAATTTCTTATAAATTTGGCTAAAACTGTATTTTCTGCTTCTCTTTGTTGTTTCAAAAGAGCTGCCCTAATGTCCTCAGCAATCTTGTCTGTCCTAGACTTCTCCTGATTCTCAATTGTCAAATAATGGGCAGAAGTTCCCACGCCACTAAAGCTTGGGTTTTTAAATTTATGTACCAGTTCGTCCGATTGTACTGTCGGAGAAATGACACATAGTGTTATCATTGCAAATGTTATACCAAAAAGTTTAGTTCTTTTCATTTGTTACCTCTTCAAGTGCCTCCTTTTCTTTTGCGTCCTGCAAGAGTTCTTGGCGCTCACGATATTCCAAAACAGTGTTCACCTTTTCTTGAAGACGAAGCATGTCTTGGTCTAGCATTCTTAGCTGGTCAGTCAATTTTATACTTGCTGTAAACATGCGTCCGAGTGCTGGTTTAACTTCATCGGTAATGAATTTCCAAACATACCATATGAAGTATCCCATACCTATGGACATTACAACTGGAAACCCAAACTCTGAAATTAATTGAGCAAGATTTTCCATGGTTTTAGTCTCGTCTGGCGTCTATACTTCCATCCTCAACAAAGTTTTCCGCTCTAGCAACACGGTCAATTGGTGGTGCTAGTTCTAATGCACTACTTACTAATAAATCTATCTTAATAATATCATTATTCATAACACGTGCTCGTGTTTCGAGCATGCTTATAATGTTTTCGGTGGACGAAATCTGACCCAGTACAGATTCAAAAATATATTTTAGAGTCAGATATATAAAGAAAGCCATCACAACCGCAGTTCCGATTGGGATTCCGACTTCGCTTAAAAATTGAAATATGTCCATACACCTATTTAGGGGAATGGACTTCTAGGAAGGAAGTATTTAGGGCGATTTTTTTACCGCCCTAAAGACTATTTTTTTCTAATCTGCTTGATGATTTCAGCTTTTGTTTTAGAAGGTGTAACAACTATATCGTTGTTTTCTGCAAACTCAATGAGTTCTTTTTTTGTGAACTTCATAAGTTTATTAGCAGTAGGTGCTTTGAACACCTTTTCTTCTTTCACTGGTGGTTTGCCCACTGCAGTGTCAACCCAACCATACTTGTCATTCAAGACAAATAATACGGGTACTCCAATCAACAAGATTATCAACCAAAATGTAGGTTCCATAATATTCTCCATTATTTAAGATTATTTATTACACTAATTTCTCTTCTTTTAGAAGAGTATAAATTCCATAAGCTAAAGCTGGCCAAGCCAAAAGTTTAACAATCGGTGCAGCTACTAGCACTAACACTGATATTGCTATAATCGTAGCACCGTCCCATGAAGTACGTTCTCCGATTCTTGCCTTTACCCAACTCATTACCAAATCTAGTTTTGCTTTTAACATAGATTCTCCCTATTTTTGAGACTCAAGTTCTTCAACTTTAGATTCGAGAGTCTCAAGTCTTTTTTTAAGCAGTGGATACTTTTCAAACCACCTCTGCTCTTGTTTGATGATATCTAATCCAATTTTATCTTCACACCATTTATCTATCTTTAATAGAGTTGGCATCATGAAGTTAAATGCTCCAGTCGTTGCCAACTTGAGCACAATACTTTTCAATATTGCTAATAAAAATCCAAACATGTAATGTATCCTCGTAGGGATATTTATACTATTCGGGTGCTTTATTATTACCAATATTGTATTTAGGTGTAAGAATCCACTCCTTTTTCTCTTTGAAAGGAATGATTTTAATCTGTGAAAGTGGTGCGGTAGGTTCTTTGATACTGTCAGGTTTGACTACTTTAAGTAGACTCCATTGCTGTAGAAGATTGATAATGGTATTCCTTCTACCGATATCATTCTCGTCTAGGTTACTAGGTTTACCGTCCAGTATGAATAGTTCTTTGAAGTGGGTTATGTAATACTTCCCACGTTTGTGTAGGATATGGCAAGACTGATACAGTTCTTGTTCTTTACGTGACGCTACACCAATCCTAGTGAGAGTCTCACGTATCTTTAAAAAATCGTCTTTTTCGGGGAATGTAACTTCGATTAAGTCTTTGACTTCGCTCTCATAACTTTCCATTATCCTTGCCACCTTTTGTCATTCTTTTTTTCAATTCACGAACCTGCTTATCAGTAAGAACTTCCAAATATTCCTTTGCTTTTAAGTTACTTACTTGATAGTAGTCCTTGATTGTATCTAACTTTTTACTAATATAGGGTTTAGACCAAGTTGAAAATCTTTGTCTTTTCCTTAGTATATTTAGATAAAAAAGGTATTGAAGGCGGTTATCTACACCATGACGTATGTTCATTTCATTTGCAAAATAAACTGCGTCTTGGTGATAGGATAATGCTTTATTAGTTATGAATGGTGCATACTGCTTCTCAGCAATATCGTCCACCATAATATCTTTTTTGGTATGGGATACAGATTTAACATAATCAAACGGGTTAGTTTTCTTCATGCAGTTTTACTTCTATATGAATCTACAAGGTCTTGACCTTTTAATTCTTCTCCAAATTTGTATACCACTTTTCCATTTTGTTCTCTTATGGTTACGCCATTGTTATATGTAGTATCAGTGACCATGCCTTTGTCGAGAAATTTTTTGGAATCTTTTGTTTCATAGTACATGGAATACAACCTATGTATTTGTAAGGTGTGTATTCCTTTCGCCCACTCTTCTGCTTCGAGAAGTTCTCGTTGGCGTTGTACTACTTCGTCAAACTCACTCATGCAACAAAGTCGTCACCCTCGTTCCATTCACAACCAGTCAGTCCACCAGCTTGAATTGCTTTAAGAGTTCTAAGAACTTCTTGAGCATTTCTACCAGTATCTAACCCATTGACAGATACGTGTTGAATGATTCTATCTTTATCAAAGATAAATGTTGCACGATTACAGACACCTTCCTCAGCATTAACAATGCCAAGTTCAGAAGATAACTTAAGTCCACAATCAGCTGCAAGTGTATGTTTGATTTCTCTAATCACACCGTTTGCTTGTTTCCACGCAGACTTACAGAATTCATTATCACCCGAAATACCAATCACGTTTGCATGGTCAACTAATATGTCCATACCAGCAATCTCAGTTGGGCAGATAAAGGTAAAATCTTTTGGATAAAAGTAGACTACCGTCCAATCATGTTTAAGGGGTTGATACCCTTCAACGATTTCAACTTCAACGAAGTCGTTGTTCTCGTCAATTCCATTCAGTTTACAAGGTGGGAATTGGTCACCTACTGTTAACATTCCTAACATTACTTACTCCTAAATGAACACTCACTCATAATCTCAGTCAAACATGCCACAAGATTGACCTCAGTATCAGCCGCAAATGCAGATTTGTATTGATAGTCTGCTATGATTAAAACACAGGCAGGTATCGAGGCAGGTTCGAGTTTATGCTCGAGTGCATTAAATATCTTTCTATACATTACAGACAAGTCGTTGTCGGAATTCTCTCCGACCCACTTACGCATTTCAGTCCACTTCTTTTCTTTGAGTGTATTTATCAATGGCGTAATCTTCTCTTCTGCAAGAGTAGAAAGTAACCCAGTATCGATTTCACCACCGATACCATATCTTTGAACCTCGTTTAGACAACGTCTAAAGTCGGGAAAGAATTTCATAATAAGTTCAGCAAGTACGTCTTGATTGAACTTAATTTCCTCTAGTGTACATATCTCCATGAGTCTTGCTAAGAACACACTTGCAAGTCTAGGTTTCTCACTATTAGGAATCTTGAAATCAATCACAGTACATCTTGAATGCAAAGGATTGATAATTCTGTTCTTGAAATTACAGGTCATAATGAACCTGCAATTAGAACTAAACTCTTCAATGAATCCACGCAGAGCAGGTTGAACAGATTCGGCACTAATGTAGTCTGCTTCGTCTAGAATAACTACTTTAGGGCCTCCTGCCAAACTGGTGGTGGACGCAAAGTTTTTGATTTTGGTTCTCAAGGTATCAATCAATCTACCTTCATCAGAACCGTTGATAACTATAAAGTCTGCACCTAGTTCATTACAAAGTGCCTTCGCTACAGTTGTTTTACCACAACCTGCAGTACCATTCAACATAAGATTAGGAATCTCACCCGTTTCTACTATGTCTTTGAATGTGGCATACAGGTCACTTGGAAGTATACAGTCATCAATTTTTTGAGGACGATACTTCTCTACAAATAAAAATTCATTGTTCATAATTTAGTCTCGTTAAAAGGTTGTAAAATCCCCACCGATTTTACGGCGTGACCCACCCTAGTTGTGTGATGAGAAGGGGTCACTCCCGAAAGTATTACAGAGACTGGCATAACACTAACACATTATTATATATGCCTTTAGGCACTATATTTTGAATCAGGTTCCAGTGCAATAAAATACTCTAGGTCAATATCCTTGTTTTTGAAATGGGATATACCTTTACTTGATACAGATACTGTATAGTTACCTGCAAGAACTTTTAGGTTCTCAATCTTAAAGTTCATAGAGAACGTAGCACCGTTTCCACTGCCCACGATTCTGCTGAACGTGTTTGTAGTCGAGTTCTTCTTATCCTTAACGGTCAATGAAATATTCGTACCGTCAGATTCAAGAACCAAATCAGTTACACCCAAAACACTTGACGCTTTGTTCAAGTCACTCAATAGTGTGCTACTGATATCGAATACAATTTCTGCCTCTGGCATCGTAATCATTTTTTCAGGTGAAGTCACCATTCCTTCTGAAGCATAGAAATATGACATTGACGAATTGTTATCCGTAATAGTCATAGCTGCGTCATTGAATTGAAAGTCGGGGTCTTCAAATAAAGACGTTGCACCCAAAAATTCAGGCAGGTTATATACAGAAAATCCTTGGGGGAACGATTCGTTTACCGTTGCAACCGCAAGAATGTTTTTCATATTAGAGATAGTCTCTAATTTGTTTCCAGCATTTACTTTAATGCCAGAGTTAATTGTTGCGAAGTTTTTTAGAACTTCCTTAGTTTCATTACTAATCTTCATCACTTTGTAGTCTCCTATCATGATTGTTTAGAGCAAGGAATCCATAATGGATTACTTTCAAAAGGTCTGCTCTGTTATACCCATCTTTTTTTCCGTATCGTTGTGCATATTTCATAATGTTCCCGATACAAAATCCCTCACCATGACCACTGTCCATAATAAATTCAGTCGCCTGAAACTTGTTATGACTATAGTGTTGGTCATAAGTCTTGTCTATATACGAAGAGAACTCCTTTAAGAGTTCTCTCTCGTTGTATTTGTAATTAATACTCATACCATTATTATAGGTCTAGAAGTCATTTTCGTCTAGAGGGTTTTCAGAATTTTCTTCTGAACCCTCTTCCGCAACCTCTTCAAGAGGGTTAACACCAGCGTCAACCTTAGTGTAGAGGTCTAAGATAGAGACTCTAGTCTCTTCATCGAACCTTGAAATGCACATTTCAATGGACTTGAGTTTGTCACCAAACATTCTGAAAGCATTCACAATGTGAACCAGTCTTCTAGTAGTCACGACATCATCAATCGCACCTTCGTAGAAGGTCTTTCTGATTACGTCCGCCCAGTCAACCAACTTCTCACAGAAGTCCATGTCAACATCACCAGTCAGAGCCATTTCCTTAGAAAGGATTTTTCTCTCAGTAGCAACGGGTGGGTATTCTTGTTGCATTGTGACCGCAAATCTTTCAAGCATTGCTTCGTTCATGATTTGAGTCCCGACAAACTTACCATCGTCAGAACCCTGACCTTTGGTGTTTGCAGTAGCAAGGATAGTGAACCCTTCAGCAGGAGTCACCCACTCACCAGTTTTCTTGATTAGGTAACCCTTACCTTCAAGAACTGATTGAAGACACATCAACTTGTTTGAACCCAAGTCAACTTCGTCAAGAAGAAGGACAGCACCTTTCCTCATTGCCTTGATAACAGGGCCTTCTCTGTAGACAATGTTTCCATTGACTAGAGTGTGACCACCCATTAAATCATCTTCGTCAGTCTCAATCGTAATGTTGACCCTGTAAAGTTCTCTCTTCAATTGAGCACAAACTTGTTCAACCATTAGAGTCTTACCATTTCCTGAAAGACCAGTTACGAAAACTGGAAAGAAAATTTTGGACTTGATAATGTTTTTGACATCAGCAAAGTGTCCAAAAGGAACATAGTTAGACATTTTCTCAGGAACGATTTTGACATCGTCACCCAACAGATTGATATCTGCCATTTCAGTCTTCATTGCGACTGGTGATTGCTGGGGTTTTGCAACCGCAGGAATCGGAGCAGCTTTAACTGGTGCGATAGGAACCACAGTCTCAGGTTCGTATCCACCGTTGTAACCACTTACAACCGCTTCAAGATTGAAGATAGTACCAGTATCGGTACTTTGTTTGAACGGATACCTTTTGGTATTGTTCAACCAGTAAGGCACGTGTCCTAGAACTTCAATCTCCTCTTTGGTGAATGAAGTCTGATTAGGATACTTACCTATAAGTCCTTCTAGGAATTCCTTCCTATCAGGAGTGTAATGAAACGACTTACCGTCAACGGTAATCGACTCATTCTTATCATAAGATGCACTCATATAGTCTCCTTGGTTATTAATTTATTTCTCATCATGTGTATAGGCTAACAAAAAATGAATGTCACTGTCAACAGCTATTTGCATGGTTGAAGTAATTTTCCCATTTTTTTGACCTGTTTTTCGTTCAAATCTCCGCCATTATTGACCCATATCCTGAATGCGAAGCACTCTACACCCTCTTCAGCACACTTGGATACCCTATCGCAGTTATTCGCTACACAGGGCGGGTCTCCTACGTCCATAACAGCGTCTGCGAAAGCAGAATGATTCATACCGTCAATGTTGACATAGTAAATTGGGTCTACCCTCAATGGGTCTCTAGTCTTAAGCATATTTTTCACTCCATAGTTTTACGAGGAAACTTGAATTATTTCCCCATGAATAATACTCACTCACGTCAGCAAAAGGTTTCTCACCCCATGCTTTTCTTTCAATACAGTTCTCAACGAACATGTGGTTTACGAATTCTTCAAAAGTCATTATGCAATCTCCTTAATAAATTCATTAGTTAAAAATCTTGAAGTCACTTTACTGTTTCTGTTTTTCTTGAAGTTAGAAAGCAGTGTTGATTTCTTAGCACCAATCAAGTCGTCACTTAGTTCATCGTCAACAGTCGCCAACTTAGCAGAACAAGTCAAGAACAGTTTACCGTAACCGTGTGCTTCTATGACCAAACCTTCTTTTCTGATTTGAGTCCAAGTTTTTCTGTAACCGTCATCATATCCCACAGTCTTTTCAATGTGGTTCTTCAAGTCTTCGCAGGAATTTAGAAGGTTGTAGAAATCTCTCTTCGCCTCAAGAGCAAAGTATCCAGTAACAATGACACCAGTTTCTTTTTGCAACCAGTCAAGCAGGTTAGCAGTTTTGTTCCAGTCACTAGGATACCCTCTGTAATAATTGTTTTTAGTAGGCATTAGGTAAGGATACTGTTTCTTAGAGTATGGGTCAGTGATAAAGATTTGTTGGTCAACTCTTAACCACTCGTTAGGGTCAGACTTGAGATTTTTCTCAGTCTCCCACATTTCGTCTCTCTCTTCACTGTTAAGTCTCAAGAGTTGTGAATCATGACTGAACCCGTCAGTGATTACAGTCAGAATCATTTTCTCTAACTGGTAAGCACTCTTGAACTCAGGCAACATTTTTCTCATTGCAACCAGTGAATTGTTCAATGGAGTTCCACCCAGTCTCAATTTGTATGGGGAAGGAAGACCATTGATAATGTCCCACTTGTCCCAAGTGTATTCTGAATTGAACCCTTTGAACCACTCTGCAACAATGTCTTCACACTTGTTCCAGTTTCTAGTCTCAGAAGTAATGTAGTGATTGTAAAGAACACCAAAAGT